ACGGTCGCAGCGTCATGTGGCGCATCGGCGATCGCGTGATTGAGAACAGCGCGACTGCATACAAGAGCCGCGAGATACTGGCGAACCCGGCCGTGTGCGGGACCGAAGAAGTTGAGAATGTGAAGCGGGTGTTCCCTGAAGCGGAGGTAGTGAAATGAAAATTAAGCCCGGGCCAAAGCCGCCAAAGTTTCATGCGCAACACAGCTTACTTCCAGAAACTGGATTGAGAGCCAGCCAGCTTGATATGCCATTATATTACACTGGTAAACCATGCGCTCGTGGTCATTATTCTCCAAGGTACACTAGTTCCTCAAACTGCATTGAGTGTATTGAGCAAAAACGAAAGATTGCCGGTAAAAATATGCGTGGCGGTGCTAAGTTTAGAAGCCAAGCACAAAATGAATTAGCGATGCAGGCTTTGGCCAACGGTCAAAAAACGTACATTGGAAATCCGTGTCCAATTGGCCATGTTGAACGTCGAGCAAGCACTGGAAATTGTATTGTTTGCGAAACGGAAAACAATCGCAAGCGTAAAGAACGCTATAAATTGAATCGAGTTTTCAATCTTTATGGCCTGACGCAATCAGCGCTTGAAGCGATGATCTCTGCTCAAAGCAATCAATGCGATATTTGCTTAGCTTCATTTTCAGAAGTGAATATGCACATCGATCATTGCCATTCGACCAACAAAGTGCGGTCTCTTTTGTGCAGTCGATGCAATCAGGCAATTGGCTTGATAGACGAAAGCATCGAACGCGCTGATAAAATTAAACAATATCTGCAGAGGTACAATCATGCTTCGTGATTACCAACGCCGAGCAATCGATTCCATTTACGAATGGTTCGATGAAAACAATAAAGGCAATCCGTGCTTAGTCTTGCCGACTGGCGCGGGCAAAAGTCATGTAGTTGCTTGTTTATGCAAAGAAGCGTTGCAGGAGTGGCCGGAAACTCGAATCCTTATGCTCAGTCATGTAAAGGAAATCTTAGAGCAGAATGCTGAGAAGATGCGCGAACATTGGCCTAACGCGCCAATGGGCATCTATTCCGCCGGGCTGCGAAGCAAGCGCCTCGGCGAGCCAATCACGTTCGCCGGCATTCAATCGGTGCGAAGCAAGGCGCAGCAACTGGGCCATGTTGATCTCGTCATTATCGATGAGTGCCATCTGGTGAGCCACAAGGACGAGGGCAGCTATCGTCACCTGCTGGCTGATCTTACCACCATCAACCCGGCACTGCGCGTCGTGGGCCTGACAGCCACGCCATACCGGCTGGGCCACGGGCTGATCACCGACGCACCGGCCCTGTTCCACGCCATGATCGAGCCGGTGTCGATCGCAGAACTGATCTACAAGGGCTTCCTGTCCACCCTGCGTAGCAAGCCCACCAATGCCACTTTCGACGTGAGCGGCGTCCACAAGCGGGGCGGAGAGTATATCGAGAGCGAGCTGCAGGCGGCGATCGATACCGACGAGAACAACGTCGCCGTGGTTGACGAGGTGATTGATCGGGCGGAGGGCCGCAAGGCGTGGCTGTTTTTCTGCGCCGGCGTCCACCATGCCGAGCAAATCGCGGTGCTGCTGAACCGACGCGGGATCCCGGCGGCTTGCGTGGTGGGCACAACACCAAAGGCCGATCGCGAGCAGATACTGGCGGATTTTAAGGGCGGCCGCCTGCGGGCGTTGACAAACGCAAACGTCCTCACGACCGGGTTCGACTATCCCGACATCGATTTGATTGCCATGCTGCGGCCGACGATGAGCGCCAGCCTGTATGTCCAGATGGCTGGCCGCGGGATGCGCGTGAAGAGCCACACCGATCACTGCTTGGTGCTGGACTTTGCGGGGGTGGTGCAGGCGCATGGGCCGATCACCGCTGTGGAGCCGCCCAAGCGCAAGGGCGATGGCAATGGCGAGGCACCGGTCAAGGTCTGCGATGCCTGCAACGAGCTGGTGCACATCAGCGCCAAGATCTGCCCGACCTGTGATACGCCGTTCCCAGAACCCGAGAAGCCTAAGCTGGAGCTGCACCACGACGACATCATGGGCGTCGATGTGCAGGAGATGGCAGTTACGGAGTGGAGGTGGCGCAAACACACGAGCCGTGCCAGTGGCAAGGAAATGCTGGCCGTGTCGTATTATGGCGGCCTGAGCGATCCGCTGGTCGAGGAATATTTTCCGGTCACGCACGGCGGTTACGCCGGTGAAAAGGCGGTGGCGACGCTTGGCATCATTGCCAGCAGTGCTGGCGCGCAGTTGAGGCAAGGCATTACGCTCGACGGCACCGCTGCCGTGATGAATGCCTCAAGGCCGCCAGCGGACATCACATACAAACGCGATGGCAAATATCATCGCATCATCGGGAGACTGTGGGGATGAGTGATCCATTTAAGATAGAAGGGCCGGCCCTGATCTCGTTTAGCGGCGGGCGCACCAGTGCCTACATGCTGTGGCGCATCCTACAAGCCCACGGCGGCACACTGCCTGATGATGTGCATGTCACCTTCGCCAACACCGGCAAGGAGCGCGAGGAAACGCTGCGGTTCGTGCATGAGTGCGCAACCCGGTGGAACGTGCGCGTGCGGTGGTTGGAGTGGCGGCCAATGCCAGACCGCTTTGCAGAAGTCGGCTTCAATTCTGCAGACCGCGCTGGCACTCCGTTTGAGGGCTTGATTGCCCTTCGCGGCAGGCTCCCAAACCCATTGCAAAGGTTTTGCAGCCGGGAGTTGAAGGTTGAGCCAATTAAGGCATTTTGCCGGTCGTTGGGCTGGGAGCGTTGGGCAAATGTCATCGGCTTGCGCTATGATGAAAGCCGCCGCGTTCGCAATAAACTAAACGAAAATGAATCGGGCGGCCATCGCTGGAAAAGCGCCATGCCGTTGTTTGACGCGAAGGTGACGCGCGATGACGTGATGGAGTTTTGGTCTGAGCAAGACTTTGACCTTGGCTTGCAGCCATACGAAGGCAACTGCGATCTGTGTTTTCTTAAAGGCGCACGCATCCTGCAATCTATCATTCGCCGCGAACCATCGCGCGCGGATTGGTGGATAGCACAGGAAGCCGCCGGGCAACGTTTTGAGCGCGACCGCTCCTACGCCGGCCTGCTTGATGCTGTGCAGCGGCAGCCTTTGTTGCGGCTTCTAGACCCAGATCAGGAATATGATGCCGAATGCGGAACATGGTGTGGGAGTGAGCCATCATGAGCCAAGCCGCCAAACCAGCCGCGCTGATTGCTTGGGAATGCGGGCGCCCTAAACTATGTTGGGACTGCAACTATTTTCACCGGGAAACCAACCATTGCCACAAGCACGCCGCAACCCCGCCCGCCGAGTTCCAAGAGGCGCCAAGCGCCTGCCCAGACTGGCGGGAACACGATCCATACGATGTGCAGCCAAGGGAGGTGCCGTTCTGACGGAAACTTTCCCAACCGAGCATGAGGAGCAGTGTGATTTCGTGCGATGGTTCCGGCGCAAGTTTGCGGACGTTCGCATATTTGCGATCCCCAACGGCGGCTATCGCTCTCAGGCGGCCGGCGCCAAGCTCAAGGCCGAGGGCGCGTCGGCTGGCGTTCCCGATCTTTTCGTGCCGGCTTGGCGGCTATGGATCGAGATGAAGCGCCAGAAGGGCGGCCGTATCTCGCCCGAGCAGACCGACTGGATCGCGTATCTGGAGAGCCTCGGCCACACCTGCATCGTGTGCCCCGGATCAGAGAATGCGCAAGCTCAGGTCGACGCATTCGCTGCCACGATAAAATAATTCGCGGCACTGCATTTTCCCTGTTGATCTTTAGGACCAATGGCCCCATAACAATCAGGCCAACGGGGCAGCGCCCCACCAAAAGGGAGACAGAAGATGGCTAAAGTAGAGATCCTCAAGGAGCGCACCGGCTTCGTGGTTCAGGTGACGTGGCGCGAGCCCTTCGAAGAGATGTTTGAGATCGCCGTTCACGTGGCTCGCTTTGAAAGCCGCCTCGACGCCGTCCGCCTTCAGGAGCGCGTTTCCGCTGCCGTCAAGGCCGTGGGTTGGGATTCCCCCTCGAAGGCACTGGATGCCGCTCATTGGAATTATCGCAGCTCGGTTTACGGCGGTCGCTTTAACGCCGTTGGCCCTGTGCCGGTCGCGGTTCCTACCTCGGCTCGCGCTCTGGCTCAGATCGAGGCTTACGATCGCGCTTGTTGACATCAACCCGGGCCGGCCACAGCGCCGGCCCAACCACCGGGGCAGCGCCCCACCAAACGGGAGATACTGACATGTTTACGCACGACAACACTGATTACATCTATACCGCCACCGAGCTTGCCACATTGAACGAGGCACTGGCGATCCGCATTGAGGCGGGTGAACAGATCAAAGGCGCGATAGACGCCATCAACAACATCTGGTTCGACGGCGCGATTGCTGCCGATTTAATTGCCTGACATCAACCGGGGCAACGCCCCACCAACTGGGAGACGACCAATGCACACATGGCTCAAGGAAGACATCGCCAAGCAAGAGTGGCGCGACAGCAAGCCGGCCGAGACCGCCGGCCCACCGCAGGCGCTCTGCCCCACGACGCGCTCAATCAGCAGCGCCGCGTGGGCCCTGCTCCACCCCACGTCCGACTGGCTGCAGTGGGGGCCGCGTGAGGCCGCCCGCCGCGAGGCCATCGCCGCCTGCCGCAGCATCAGCCGCATCGCCGCGCAGGTGGCGGCATGAGCGCGCAGCACACGCCGGTGGCGCGATATGCTGACCTGCTGGCCGCTCTGCAGGAGTGCGCCGACTATCTTGACCGCTACGCAGACGTGATCGACGGCGACGACGGCCAGCCCGAGGCGAACGATGCCTTGCGCCTGCTGGCCTACGTGGACGACATCATCGCCGCTGCAAAGGGAGACGACCAATGACTAACCGCATAGCCATCATTATCATCTGCACTCTCGGCGTCGTCCTCGGCCTGACCCTGTGGGTGTGCGCGTGGGAAAAGAAGGCCCGCCAGCGCGCCGAGGCTTACTGTCAGGACCACCAGATGATGCTGGTGGACACGCCCGCAGGCGAGCGCTGCGCACCCCTCTGGGCCTTGGAAAGGACATCCCGATGACAAGCAACAACTGGCTGGCTTTAGCCATCCTCGCCCTCATCGGCGTGACTGCTTACATCATCGTTCGGCGACCGCCGAGCACCCCCGAAGACTTTGAGGACATCGACTGGTGACTACAGACATCCGAATGTACGCGCTGATCCGCGCCCTCGACGAGCGACTGAAGACGGTCAGCATCGATCAGGTTGAGCTAAGCGTCCGCACATTGAATGCGCTCAGGAACTGCGGCGTGCGTACCCTGCACGAGGCTCAGATGGCGCTGATCAACCGCCAACTGCACAGGCAGCCCGGCATCGGCCGCAAGGCCGTCCAAGAGGTCGAGGAGATCATCTTCAACGTCACCGCTGCCCTGCCGCCACCGGCCGAGGTGGCAAGGCAACAGCGCCGCCTTGAGCTCAACAGCCTGCTGTTGGCATACGAGAGCCACGTTCTTGCGCTGTACACCTACCAGAGCGCCGAGGAGCGCGGGGACGACTTTGCCGATCTTGGAGGTTCAACCGCCAAACGCAAAG